CCATTAAACAGTATAATGAGGAAAATTCGACTTCCATTTTGTTATAAATAGATGTATAATACACCTTTATAACCTATGGGAATAATCGAATAATGCACAATTTTAAGACCTTTCTATCTGAGGGATTGAAAGCAGAGGATTACGAAGCGTCTATCGTGATGGGATTCTACGAGTTAAAGGGAAAACCTATCACTGACAATCCTCTAAAGTATGGTATTTCGGACAAAGTATTCAATATCATTAAGGGTAATCCTAAAGCATTAGAGGCGGGTCGCAAGATTGCAGCTGCAGTACTCAAAGCATATCCTACCCTAAAAACTAAAGAGGCAGAACAGTATGGTCGTGCAAAGGCGACACTGACTGACTTCTGGAAATCTCATGGTGCAAGTGACATTACACCTAAGACAGATGTTCTGATTGGTGATATGCGATTCTCTGTTAAGATTGGTATTGCACAGTTGATGTCTGGTGGTAAAGCAGAATCGACTGCAACATTCGAAGCTGCAACCAAGAACTCTAATCCCGAACTCAAGAAGTCCCCACAATATAAAATAACTACCGATGTCCTAGAAGGGTTTGTAAAGAACACTCTCGCACCATCTAAATTGAGACCACTAATTAAATCTGGTACTGACCCTGTAGTAAACAAGGCCGAGAAAGCACATAAAGACTGTATGGAAGAGTTGGGTAAACTATTCAACGAATCTAAGTCATTCAAGGTTGAGTTTGCACGAGAGGCGATGTCTGGATATGAGAAGTTCGGAAGAAACTCAAACGCTGCCGCTGAGTTCATGTTAGTTGCAAGTGCAGACGGTGGTACAGTTAAAATACATTCGGTAGATGATGAAACATACTGTTTGAAGATTGCAAATGCAATGAAACTACAGGCAAGATTCAAGACATCATCTCGTAAAATCAAAAAGGTTAAGACTGGTGAGTATAACTACTGGTCAGTTATATCTCTTATTGTAGACTCTATGCAAGACTCTGATGAACTCAGTGAGAGTGTGGAACTACAGGAATTAAAACTGCTAAGAACTATTCGTGGATGGATGTCTAAGACTTGGAGTAAGGTTACATCATTCTATAAGAAAGGTGTGGACAAACTAAAGTCATTCCTTGGGGCAGAACCAGACCCATCATTCCAAAAGAAGATAAAATTCTAATGAACTTTAAAAACTTTATAACAGAACAAAAGAACACCCACATGACCCACATTGAGGATAAGGTTCTCTATGGGGGTGTCAATGGTACACGTCAAGCAATCAATGCACTACGTGAACTCCGTGACATGTTAGCGGGACAGACTGATTCTAAACTGTCTACCAAGTGGGACGGTGCTCCCGCAATCTTCTGTGGTCAAGACCCTAGTGATGGTGAGTTCTTTGTTGCAAAGAAGGGTGTGTTTGCCAAGAACCCCAAAGTCTACAAGACTGAAGCGGACATTAAAGCGGACATCAAAAGTGGTGACCTTGCAGACAAGATGACCCTCGCATTGAAACATCTACCAGAACTTGGTATCAAGGGTGTGATTCAAGGGGACTTCTTGTTTTCAAAACCAGACCTGAGTACTGATACTATCGATGGTCAGAAGTACACAACCTTTCACCCGAATACAATCATCTATGCAGTACCCTATGACCAAGCTGATGTAGTCCGTAAGGCAAAAATCGGGATTGTATGGCACACTACATATACTGGTAAAGACTTTATGTCGATGAAAGCGACATATGGTGTAGACGTGTCGAAATTTAAGAGTTCTGTAAACGTATGGTCACAGGATGCGATGTTGCGTGATGTGTCTGGTGCGACTCTGAATAAGAAAGAGACTGCTGAAGTAACCAAGTATTTGTCAGATGCGGGTAAGATATTCAATAAGATATCTGGTTCTACACTGCGTGAGTTGGAAGGTAACCAAGACCTCGCAACTCTGATTGAACAGTACAATAACACTTTTGTGCGGGCTCAAACTGTGATTGGTAACACTAATACGCACGTAACGGGTCTACTGAAGTGGTTGAACGATAAGTTTCAGAAAGAGAAAGATAAAAGAAGTACTGATAAGGGCAAGGCAACCCAACAGAAGAAGTTGGACGAATTGATGAAGTTTTTTTCTCCAAGAAACAAAAAGAACCTAGTTATGATGTTCGATTTACAAAAAAGTCTAGTTCTTGCAAAATTAAAACTTATAAATAAACTTAATAGCATCTCTTCATATGACACCTTTGTACAAACCAAAACTGGTTACAAGATTAAAACGGGTGCAGAAGGATTCGTTGCTATTGACAAGTTAGGTGGTGATGCGGTCAAGTTGGTTGACCGTCTGGAATTTTCGTATAACAACTTCAGTCCAGATATACTGAAGGGATGGGATAAACCAAAGAGGTAAACCTATGTCCAAACCAATGGGACTAAAAGAATTTATAAAGGTGTGTGAATCTCCTGACGAGGCGTTGAATATGCAACAACGTCTGAAGATGGCACGTACCTTTAAAAAGAACAAAGCAAAAATTGCAATAGGTCGTAAACGTGCGGCACGTAAAATTGCATCCCCCGAAAAGATTAAACTACGTGCGATGAAACAAGCACGTATGACTTTCTTTAAGAAAATCACTAAAGGTGCCGATAAAGGCGATTTGTCCATGGCTCGTAGACAGTCAATTGAAAAACGTCTAGAGAAAATGAAACCCAAAATACAGAAACTCGCAAAGAAAATTCTTCCCAAAGTTCGTAAAGCAGAACTAGCGAAGAAACGAGGTGGAAACAAAAGTGATTAAAGATTTTAAATCGTACCTGACCGAAGAAACAAAGGAAGTTTATTTTACATTTGGTAGAATGAATCCGCCCACTATTGGTCACGGTAAAGTATTAGATACAATTGCCAAGAAGGCAAAGGGTGCAGACTGGAAAGTCTATACATCCCAATCAACTGGGCCTAAAGACCCACTGTCCTATTCAGATAAAGTAAAACACCTACGTAAGATGTTCCCCAAGTACGGTAGAAACATCATGGTCGATAAGGGTGTTAAGACCGCATTTGATATTGCGGTTAAGTTGTATGACCAAGGATACAAACAAATCAATATGGTAGTCGGGGAAGACCGTCTACGTGAGTTTGATGTCCTATTAAACAAGTACAATGGTAAGAAGGCACGTCACGGATTCTATAACTTTCAATCTATCAAGGTTGTTTCCGCAGGGGCAAGAGACCCCGATGCCGAAGGTGTAGAAGGAATGTCTGCATCCAAACAACGTGCCAACGCAAAAGAGAATGATTACACTGCCTTTACACAAGGTGTGCCAACGTCTATGTCCGATAAAGATACACGGAAGTTGTTCAATGATGTAAGGAAGGGACTAGGTCTCAAGGAAGAGACATCCTTTAAACGTCATATTGAACTACCGAAAGTATCGGATATCCGAGAGCAGTTCGTTAAGGGTGAGTTGTTTGAACTCGGTGATACTGTTGTTATCAAAGAAAGCGAAGAGGTTGGTATTGTATCCGTACTGGGTTCTAACTATGTCATCGTAGAATGCGGTGAACGTAGAGTTCGCAAGTGGTTGGATGCAGTAGAACTAGTAGAGAAGAAAGCACCCCAAGACTCTGATATCAAAGATAAAGAAGGTACTCAACCCAAGAAGTACTATGCGGGTCTAGAGAAGTCTACCAAATCCAAACGAGACGCACACTTCAAGAAGCATGGCAAGAAGGCAGACGATGATGACTCTGCATACAAACCTGCGCCTGGCGATGCCACTGCTAAGACTAAACCGTCCAAGTACACCACTCAGTTCAAGGATATGTTTGAGGATGTCTCTCAGAAAGAACTCAATGACCTTGAGAAATTCGCAGACAGACTACTCAATAAGTTTGATGTTGATATTGAATTCACTCGTCACTTTGCTGACCGTATGAATGACAAACGTAACAAACCTGCTATTACTGTTGCAGAGTTACAACGTCTATTCAAGAAGATGGCACAGAACAAGGGTAAGAAGATCAAGAAACATGGTAACAGTGAAGCAATCCTCAAGGATATGCAATCTGACCTAAATCTGCCCGTAGTCATCAACTGGAAGAATGGTGAGTTTGAAGTTGTTAACAAAACAATAATGCGTAAGAAGGCATTCAAGTCCCCTGACCCTGAACTGAAGTATGAATCAGCAGGTGAGGAAGGGACTGACACATTGGTTAAGAAGTACAAGAAAGATACCCCAATGGAAGATGCAGTCGCAAACGCAAAGGATAGAATTAAAGCAGAGAAAGAAGCAGACAAAAAGAAGCATGATGGACTACTAGATCGTGCCAGACTTGCTAGAGCAAAAGCAAAGAACCGGAGTACTAAAGCATGAAAAAGTGTTCTTCATACTCAATAGATATGGCATTAACCAAACGTGCGGGACAACTCATTGAGGGTGCTCTTGCGGATAAGTCAAAGAAGTCCGGTATCTCTGTAGATACATTAAGAAAAGTTTATAATCGTGGTGTTGCCGCATGGAAGACTGGTCAT